TAATTGATGATTCGTATTCGTTACGCAAACGGTTGAATTTTTGCGGTTCTTCCACCTCCATTCGAAGCAGAGCTTCCGGATCGTTTTTCTGATACCAATCCCAATTACGGGATCCATTACCGTCATTGGGGGATTTCTTCCCTTTTTGGACCTGATTGATCACGTCTGTTAACCGGCGATTTTCTGCTTTTGACGAAGGTTTACGGGTGAGATTTTCTTCGTCATCCGGGTCTTCCTCCTGGTCATCTTCGGCAACATCTGAAATCATTTCGGCAAATAAGTCGAAATCGGCTAATGCCAGACGTTTCATTCGTTCTTCGTTCTTTTCCGTCACCGTGCCGTTCTTTTTGCCAAAGGCCAGTAACGTATCAACAACAGACTGCTTCTGTTCATTCACCGTTCGGTCTTTTTCACCGATGGCATCAAGGATCTGCTGTTCTGTTGCATTTTCCGGCAGACCGAGCTTTTTTGCAATTTCTTTCATGTTTGTCTTTTTATTGGATGATTGATATTCGTTCATGATCCGGTTCATAAGTTCCGGAACAGATAGATTGCTTAATTCTTCTTTACGCGGGGTTGTGGTCACTTCATCAACCAGCCCGGCCTCTTGTGCTTCCGATGCGGAGAACCATGTTTCATCCTTCATCAACGATGCTATCCGGTCTTTGTCACAGCCTCTTCTGGCAAGAATTGTACGCAAGGAGTCGGTTATTGAGTTCAATGCCTTTATATCCTTGCCGGAAAGTTTCTCCTTACCGATACCGGCGAAAAACGGGTCATGGATCATCAGTTTGGCATAATCCTGCATACTGATCTTATCGGCCGATACGGCCACAACAGCGGGGCCGCCCGGG